TAACATACCCAAAGAATCAAGAACAAACATCATAGGCGGTCTCTTGCTTTCTGGTTTCTGAATATAAGCATCAATTAATTTTAATGCATGGTGCCTAAATTTTTGTATAGTGTCAGGTTCAGAATAAATCACCCTTGACGTATCAACTCCTCTGCTCTCCATCATATCCTTTGTAACCGCTGCCTCAGTGTCATAATATACAACACCACCTGTTGGGTTGTTATCAAGGAAACTTTTAACAATCCCAAGAACAAAAAATGTTTTACCAGTTGCTGTTTCTCCAGCAAATGCGGTTATCTTATTATTTGGAACACCGCCATAGATACTACCACTTAAAACAGCATTCAGAATGTAACACCCAGTATCAATAGTACCAGAAAACTCACCAGCACCCTGACCATCTGCTGCTATAGAAGTGTCCTCATCCTTTACTTCCTCAATCAAATCTCTAAAAAAATTTGCCATATAATTTCCTCATGTAAATATCTATTTTACTATATCTGGACAATAAAATAAATGTTATTCTCCTAAATAAATCGAATCAAGGTGGTCTTGAAATTCCTCTATCTTTTTAATTCTATTTGGCCATAGTATATAATTTTTTTCAGGATTCTTTTTTAAATTATTTAATAATGGTTGAATTGCATTGTATATTTTATCCAGTTTTGCTTTGGTATCTGTAACTGTGGTTTCTGTTGTAATTAATTTTTCTTGTGCCTGTTGAACAACCGCAAGTTCTTCTTCTGTGACTATTGAAAATCCAAAATCAAAAGATTCATCAATATATGTTTTCTTTACTGTCATTTAATCCTCCTAAGAGAAAAAATCCTCTAATGTGGCTTTCTTTTCTGTGTGCCAGCCTATTGTTGTTAATATAGATTTAATTGGTTCCAAAAATGCCTTGTCAAATTGCGTTTCATAGTCTATAAATTTATTCAACCCAAACTCCTCAGGTAACCCAGTTGGACATGATATAACTGATATGCCATATGGATTGGGTTTCTTCAAATAAGAAAATTTAATTTTTTCACCATCAGATATTTTTTCATATTTTTTATGAACACCCTTTTTATCTATTAAATCATTATAAAGAATAGAACCCTTTACATGAATTGGAGTGCCCTTTTCATATAACATGGCGTCTTTACGCAACCATTTCTTAATATCCTTTACACCCCTTGGGAATGCTACGTCCTCAAAATTAAGATTGAAAAACTCTTTTTTGAAATTTTCTATGAATAGGTGCAAATCTTTTTCGTCCTTGTTCATAATAATATCCAAAGCATTTTTAATGTTATCCCTACAAGATGCTGGGGTGGATGACCTAACTGATTCAATGCCCATCATCTTCAGTTTTGGTTTATCATACTGCACACCCTCACTATTCCATACATTGAGGATATACATCTTTTTGGCTTTCCAAATACCTTTGTTTGCTATATTTTCTCTTTTCATTTTCATCTTTTGAGAAAATGCATTCATGTATGTAGCCAATTCAACATAACATTTTTCTATATAAGGTTCAATTCTTTCCTTACATAACTTATCTATGAATTTAACAATAGTTCTGTCATCTGTATCTTTATCATATACAGAGGATACGATAGAATGCATTGTAATATAAATAGAATCAGTGTCAGATGCAATAACATAATCTTTGCCCTCAGTTTTTAAAACTTTATTCATGTATGTGTTTATTTTATTTTCAATCCATCTAATACTCAGCTGCCCACTCATGGTAATAGCCTCGGCATGATTTATATCATACCATCTGAAATACTTATTACCCAACGCACCATAAGCACAATTCAATTGAATCTTTTTAGCCATCTGGAGATTATCCAACCTGGATATTTCCTTCAGTAGTTTTTTATCTTTTGATTTTTCATATTCCTTTTTAACTTCTATCATTTTATTTTTGTATTCAGCCCTATCCTCATACATAGTTTCCATCAAGGATGGTAAAAACCCGCGTTTTTCTTTTGAGTACAAACACAAATTTGCAGCTATCGCAGTATTGTTTTTTTCAAGATAACCTTTAAATTTATCAATGTCACCTTTCAATATTTGTTCTATAGACATATGTTCATCTATTCTAGTAACAAACGTTTCTGGGCTGATGTTATATTGCATAATCAAATGTGGATATAGAGAATTCAAATCCATAGATACAACCCATTTGCTTAAACCAATTTTTGGGGTTTTAACATAACCGCCGACCAATGGTTTATTTACCCCGCTTCTGTTAATTTGCGGTATTACGATATTTGATTTTTTAAGATAATTATGTATAATAACGTCCCATTGTTTGACAGAAGTTAAAGTGTCAGTATGATTTATTTTTGCATCATAAGCCAATGCATAAACCAATTCAATGAGTTTCATTTTATCTTCTAGCAACTCAACCAACTCAACGTCCCTGATGTTGTATTCTATATATTTTTGATAATCCTTTTCTTGTAATTCGTTCAAATTTGCAAATTCTGAAAAGTCAAGTTTTTTCTCACCCAACTCATAATATGCGATATGGTTCAACCTATAAGATTCTTGTTGGGTGTATGTGAATTTTTTATAGAGATTTAGATAATCCAAGACGCTTATCCCAACCGGAACAAACGAATGATTTATTTGCCCTCGAATTTCAACCTCATATTCTTTTAATATATTCCAAGGGGAAATACTGGCGGCTTCTTTTTCTCCAAGAACCTGTTGTATTCTTTTTATTAAATATGGAATATCAAAAAACTCAACATTCCAGCCTGTTACCACATCAGGGCAGTATTCACTTCCCCTCCATACTTCCAGGAAAGTTTGCAGCAATACCTTTTCATTTTTACAACGATAATATTTAATGTTTTCTTTATGTTCTTTATACTCACCGCAACCAAAAGAAGTTATCTTGCCGTTTCTAGATATCGTGATAGCAGTTATTTCATTTGAAGCTGTAATCATATTTGGATATCCGTTTTTAATGTCAACCTCTATGTCAAGATAGACAACGGATATCTGAGATGGGTCATAAGCCAACTCATTGGGAAATGCATCATGAATAAAAAGATAAACAAAATCTGTCAATCCGTAAACTTCAGCACCGGAAACATCTTTATATGTTTCTAAAAATTCCTTAGCCTCTGACATGCTATTAAAGTCAACTTTGCCAACATATTCGTTCTTGATATTTTTATATTTGCTTGATTTATTTGAAGATACAAATAGATATGGTTTATACCTTAATGATTTCTTATAAGGCACACCATCCTTTATACCTCTGACAAGAATATTATTTTTGTGCCTGGATACATTAGTATAAAAATTCACAATAACTCCATATATGAAGTACAATTTTACTGTATTTTTGTAATATAGTAAAGGGGAAATGGAGGGGATTTTAATCCCCCCCAAATTTAAGAGCTGGAATTAAGAGCTGGGTGAAAACCCTTCATTTAATTCTCTGAGGAACTCTTTTGAAGTAGCTGCAACTTCACCATCATTTATATTAATTTTTTGTGCTTTCTTAGACTCTGGTATAATTGATTCAAGATAAACTTTCAATATACCATTCATAAGATTAGCATTTAAAACCTTGACATTATCCGCAAGTTCAAAAAGTTTTGTAAACGGTCTCATAGCCAAACCGCCATATAGCATATGACAGCTGTCATAGTCAGTTTCGGATAATTTTGAAGATCCCTTGATAACCAGTTTTGAATCTTGAAGATCAATTTCAATATCCTGTTTAGCAAAACCAGCAACAGCCATTTCAATCAAATAACTATTATCTGATAATTTTTTAATATTATACGGTGGGTAGTTTGTGATTTTTTGAAATGCTTTGGTTGATTCATTAACACGATTCATCATAGTATCAAAACCAATAAAAAATTTATCAAACTCTTTGTCTAACATATTCATATATTTCTCCTTTTAAGTTCTAAGCAAGATTAATTTTGTCGTCCCCGTAGGCAACAACGCTATTATTTATTACAGATAAATCAATTCAACACCAGATTCAGAAAATATTTTTTCTGAATAATCTAAATTGAATTTTTTTCTTAATACGAATGTATCACCAACAAGTTCTGGTGTATACACTTTTGATATACCCCTTTGTACAATTGATTTTGCGCATTCATTACATGGTATTAACGTTGAGTACATAAAACAATTTTCAACTGAGGTTGCTGCATTATCTAGTGCATTTCTTTCTGCATGGCAAACAAACAACAACTTTGCCAATCTGTCTTCATATCTTTCTGGAGAATCATCAACCCCTCTTGGGAATCCATTATATCCCATACTGATTATCCTACGTTTGGTGTCAACTATCACTGCACCAACTTTAGTGGTTGGATCTTTACTCCAATCACTAATATGATATGCCAAATTTATAAATCTTTTATTCCATTTCGGCTCAACGTTTTCAATAGGTTGACCTGATGCATTATAATGTTTAGCCAATTCTAAGAATGAATTCATAATATTATACTTTATTGTGGGTACAGTTTAATTATACTGTAATATTGTAAAAAACAAAAGTGGTTTTAACTATTTGGCAATAAAAATTTTCCAAGCGATGGTGGGCTGAAATTAACCCCTTTCATGATTTTACCAGTTTCCGGGTTTTTAACTGGGTTTCCATCACCATCAAATTTAGAAAAATTAGACCTGGAAACTTCATTCCAAGCAGATTCAACATCCCAACCCCTGGATAAAGCATAGCCGATAATAACCCATATCATATCCATACAGGCATCAAGTTGTTCTGTATCGTTAGAATCTATGAATGCATCTATAAATTCTGAATATTCTTCTGTTATCAATTTTGCATACAGATTTCTTTGTTCAAGATTATCCGTATCAACAGTTTGACCCACTTTTTGTAGCCACAACTTAACATCTTTCATTGGCAATGCATTATTTTTCATAATTAGAACTCATGATAATTCTTTTCCTTAATTCACTAGAACTGAAATTATGCCTTCTCCTAGTATAACACAACCGCATATTCAAATCCTTCCCTGTAAATTCCACATCTTTATATTCTTCCCCGACAAATCTTACATCAATTTTAAAATTATTTAAAATAACTAGAAGATCATCTTCTGTGGAATAGGGAACTATTTCATTAACAAACGGTGACGATTTCAACTGTATGAACCTTTCCAGGATTGATTGAACTGGAAAATTTTTCCAGGGTCTTTGAGTGTTTGGATTTACATGCAACCCAACTATCAAATAATCACACTTTTCTTTTGCTTGTGCTAACATTAAACAGTGACCAGCATGCAAAAGATCAAACGCTCCAGCAGTAAAACCAATAACCATAATACCTCCTCAATATTTTGTTATACTTCCGTCAGCATGAGCAAGATATGCTTGAAAAGTTGTTTCAGGGTATTCTTTCTTCAACCCATTAAACATTTTTAAATTTGAAACATCATCATCAAACAATCTGACAATCCCGTATTTTTTTGTATCTAGATATTTTTTAATAAAAACTTTTTTCCCGCCAGCAGAACCTGTTGTTTTTAAATTACCTGCTCTGTGCACATGTATTTGATCTATATCAATTTTGTACTTTCTAAATGTATTTAAAAATACATCTTTATCATCAAAATCAGACCTTGCGGTTATAATAATGATCTTGCTGTTAGATGATTTTATTTTGTTATGAAGGGATATTAATCTTTTTATAGATTTTATTATCGGTTCCGAGGTTGAATTGAAATATTTGGAATCGTGAAATTCTACATAATCAAACGTTTCCCCATCTTGTAACTCATAAGTGTTGTATTGTTTGTTGGTTAATTTTTTAACAATTTTGCCATCTTT